TGGCGCCGAAACTATCGGGCAGGTATGGACGGAGTGGGTTCGAGATACATTCACCAACCACGATCTGAGTAGGCCTGGAAACATGGTTTGCTTCGCCTGCCAGCATGCCTGCACTTACTACAGCGATGGGCTCAAAGAGAGAGCCGGCGGCAGCCGGATGATGAACTACAGCCACTTTGTTTTGAATGGGGAATGGACCGCGATCTCGAAGGGCAATAAGCCGCAGATGTTGGGTCTACTACGCCAAACCCCGGAGGTTGCAATTTTTGCCCTGAGCGGCCAAAAGCATTTGGTTCTACGGGCTCGGATTGGATGGTGGCAAATCGAGGAGCACGCCATCCGTCCAGATATGCCGAAATTCAACCACATTTATTCAGTCGTCGATGAACTATACCAAGGAGGATTTTCAAAGACAGAGATCGAATCTGGAACTTATAGCCACCGAAGGGTCCTAGACTTTGGACTCGAACGCTGGATTGAGCTCGACGGGATTGTTAAAGAGAGCAGATCGACGCCGGTGTTCGATCTTGCTTTGTTTCTAGTCACGAAACAGGAAGAGAAAGGCGAAAAGCATGGTGACACGCGACGAGTTGGTGAGCAAACTTCTCTACCCTTGCTGGCGTGGGATTGACGAATCGTACAAGTCGAAATATCGACAGACGATCTGGCAGCAGTTCGAAGACGCGATAAAGTCCGCCAGCTACACGGATGATCTCGCTAAGTTCTGGGAGCGCCTATCGCGGCGGCTCTACTGCGCGCCGCGGGCGGCAGATTCGAGCGCGATCGCGGAGATCGTGAATAGTAACGACGGTGGAATTTTGCCGATGTTGCGCGAGCAGACCGGCATCCTCGTGCTGATGGTGCGGGTAGCGAACGACGCACGAAGAAGCGCCGCGCGGGAGCAGCGCCTGGTGGATGAAGAGGTCGAACGCGAAGCGCGATCGGGTAGTTTATTCTCACAACCCTTGCCGGGCGAGTTGAGCGAAGACAACGAAAGGACAGACGAAGGTGAAGACATACGAACTGAACGTGAAGCTAACGGCTCTCTCTTCGATTTCTCATAACGGTGGAGAGAGTTTTGGAACGGCATCGAAGTTCCGCCGCATTAAAGTCGTTGACCCGTGCGGAACGGTAGTAGAAGTCCCGGAAGTCAGCGGCAATGCAATGCGCGGACTGCTGCGGGATCTGGTGCATTCCAACCTTTGCCAGGCGCTCGGGTTTGGAGAAGACGGGAATGGGCTGACGCTTCCAGCGTTTCATTTCCTATTTTCCGGTGGAGGACTGAACGCGGCGAGTAACGGTCTTGACATTGATTACTACAAGCGGCTGCGAAACCTGCTTCCTACGGTATCGGTTTTCGGCGGAGGCGTGGGCAATGCGCTGCTTCCTGGAAAGCTGTGTTGCGGCGCCTTGATTCTGGTCTGCGCCGAAAATGCCGGGCGGCTACCTGAGATGTACAGAGAGTCGGCCGCGACAGGTCAGAGTTGCTGGACGTTCCTTCAAGAAGAGATGAACACACGGAAGGACGACAGTAAGAACCCGCAGCGGCAGAGCCTGCTCACTGCGATGGACCGTTTGATGTTGGAGGAATCGGAGCGCGCGAAAAAGGCAAAGCGCGACGCCGGCGACGACGTGGCGGGCGCGACCGGCGCGGCTACGCAGATGATGTACACGACCGAGACGCTGATCGCCGGTTCGATTTTCTCCTGGCGCCTGGTGCTTCGGGATGTGACGGATGTGGAGTTTGAAGCATTTATGGTCGCGCTCGCGGAGCTCGCCAAGCACCCATACCTCGGGGGTAAATCTGGGACCGGGCATGGCCAAGTCCAGATGGAAATGCCGGACTGGCGCGAACTCGGCGTCGCGCTCGCGCCGACAGACTCCGCGGTCGCCTCGCCGCTGGGACGGCTATACAGCGAGCATCTGAAGGCAAACGCCGCATCTATCCGGCAGGTCCTGCGGGAAATGAAATGAAGGGACTGAAGCGGGAGCGCGCTCTGCTGCACGCGAGAACGAGTAGATTTCTTTCCGCGGTGGTCGCGGCGCGCCACAATGTTGACCAGGCGCTCCGGGCCTGCGCGACCTGGTATATCGCGCTCAGCGGCGGGAAGGACTCGACGGTTGTTCTGGATCTTGTTCGCAGCGCGTGTGCGGAAGTGCCCGCAACCCATTCACAACGACAATGGGAACTTCCGGAGACGGCGGCTTATTTGAGCCGTGTCGGGAATGTCCGGCGCGTTTCCTACTTTGGTCTGGATGGAACTGACTGGGCGAGAAGCTGGGATTCAAAGGAGAGCGCGGAGCAGGCCGGCGTCGTATGGCTGGATGATGCTAATGCCATTGCCTGTCGGGGCGCAGTAGAGGATGGGGTTTTTCTTGGGCTCCGGGCCGATGAGAACGGCTACCGGCGTGTGCACCTAAGAACACTGGGCCCGCTGCATAACTTGAAGGGCACGAAGAAGTGGCATGCGAACCCGATCGCTTTTTGGTCGGTGTGGGACGTCTGGGCCTATATCTACAGCCGGGGGATCGATTATAACCTCGCTTACGACCGTTTGGATGATCTGGGAATCGAGCCGGAGCGGCAGAGAATCGGTCCGCTCGCCGTAGAGCGCGCCTTGGGGTACGGACAGATCGCCATCCTGAAGCGGGGCTGGCCGGAGCTCTGGAATCGTTATGCGGCCGAACATCCGGAAGCGAGGCAGTATGCGTAGTAGCCGATACAGCCTGCATGAGGAGGTGCTACTCACTGGCGGTTCTGCCGTTAGGCACTCGCCGGCCGCCTTGGGCCATCAAATCGGCAAGTCAGAGAGCGCAGTTTTGCACTGGTGGTGGAGATGGCATCAGTCACCGGCAGTGCGCTGGATGACGTCGGGACGGGCTGCGCGCGAGGCGGGAGTCAGCCAGCAGTATCTGACGGCGGAGGTTCGACGAGGACGGCTCCGGGCCTACCGGATGCCACCAAGGTCAGGAAATCGAACTGCCAGGACTTGGTGGCTGTTTGATTGGGAGGAAGTGGAAAGGTGGAAGCATGCGAGAGTACAGTCGTCTGCCGCGCGCCATCATGCGCCCGCTGCAAATTACAGCAATGTTGCAGTCCCCAGTGATCTCCGACGAGTCTCTGCCGATTGACGGAATTCTGCGGGCGGCGATGATGCGTGACGCTTACGGCGAACAAACTTACACGGTTGCCGGGGATGGCCGGGAACACGGTTCCGGTGTCAGCCTGCCAATTGCGCGTTGCGAAGAGCAGGGGCCGCAATGGTATTACGCGGCCTCGTGGGCGCAATGGCCGCAAGCGGTCGCGTATGGGAAGGATCACTGGAATAAACGGATCGACATGCCGCTTTCGGGGATGATCGACTTCACAGGGAAGCGCGGCCGCATCGAGGTGTCTTCGGGCAGATACAAGAGCTTCCATATGCCAGTGTTTTATCGGCACGCGCAGATTGTGTGGTGGTACGTCCTCGGGCATGCGCCGGCTTTACGCCTGATCCTTCCGCATTGCACGCATCTGGGAAAGAAAGTGTCGCAAGGATGGGGCAGTGTGCTGAGTTGGAGCGTCGACGAAATCGAGGCGGATCTCAGTGTGCGCCAGCGGTCGGGCGAGCCTAATAGGGCGATTCCGAGCCCGGCGGGCACCGTCTTGATCGGCTTCCGGCCATCGTACTGGAATCCGCAGAACCAGGCGCTTTGCGAGATTCCGCCGTTGCGCGACGGCTGCGGATCTGAGGAGACAAACTGATGGCGGTGTATATGCACACGCCCGCTCGGTACGACGGCGTCGACGGGCCGCGCTGCTTTCATGGTCGCGAGTTCAGCCATCTGTCGGCAGACACCGAGGAGGAGTTGCGCGCATACGCCTTCGCCGTCTGCCTGCCGTTGCGATGGCTCCAGGATGCGGGCACGCCGTCGTTTCACTTCGACGTAACCGGGCAGTGGCTGAAGTTCTGCCTCCAGGATCATGCGGTGGAGAAAATCGACCGCCGGGAGTTCATCCAACGACTGCGAGCAAAGCGCGGCGAGCCGCGAACGGCCGAGCCGCCGGTGCCCGAGGCGGGCAGCTTCGATTTCGAATCGGGAGGCGAAGCAGAGTGATCCTTCTGGCAACGAATCGCGGTGGCACTGTTGTCGATCGCCATGAGGAGACCGCGGCGGCCGAATGCTTCGAATGGATGGCCCAGCAGAAGGCGCAAGGGCGCATCCTGCACCGGGTGAGCGTGGAAGAGGCGGAGACAATCCGGAACGGGGCGCGCTACGTTCCGGAGAAGCACAAGGGATAGAAAGCGCGCGGAGAGCGTTGAGAGACTCCGGCCGGTCGCCGAAAGTTTGGCGACCGAAGCGGCCGACCGGAGCGGAGCCCAAGGAGGGCCCATGTCATTTTTGCAGAATCATACAGCGGCCTGGGAAACGGGGAACGCGGAAAGTGCTCGACGATTCCGACTGCTAGGATCCGGCGAACCTCGCAAGGTTTACGTTGCATCGAGTTGGCGCAATCAGATCCAACCGGAAGTTGTCGCGCGGCTTCGCGCGGCCGGTCATAACGTCTATGACTTTCGCAATCCGAAACCGGAAGAGCATGGATTCTCGTGGTCGGAGGTGAATCCGGCCTGGCTGGGATGGACACCGGAGCAATTCATCGAAGACCTCTATTCGGGCCATCCAGCCATCGAGCGCGGCTTTTCGAACAATAAAGCGGCTCTGGACTGGTGCGACACCTGCGTCTGCGTGCTTCCGTGCGGGCGAAGCGCGCACTTGGAAGCCGGTTATGCGGCGGGACAGGGAAAGCTGGTGCTCTTCTTGCTCCAGCCCGAGGCCTTCGAGCCTGAACTGATGTATCTACTGGGGCACTATTGCGTGAGCTCGATTGACGAGCTGCTGAAGACGGTGGCCGAGGAATGGGTTCTCGGCGAGCCGGAAGCTGAACGCGGCTGAAGGGGCGCAGCTATGAAGAAACCATGCGAACCACTCAGCGGCGAAATTGCGCCTGATGAACTGATCGCCGATAACCGCGTCGACGGAGGACGCAGAGGACATCGCTCGATCGAGGAGAAGGACGGAATGACGGAAATGCAAACGAGCTCAATGGAAAGCACTGCGATGCCACCGGTTCCGGCGACGCCTGCGCCGGCAGCCTACCGATTGGTCGCGATCGAAGAGATCGTGGAATCGGCGTGGAACCCTCGCCGCCATTATGATGAGGCCGCTCTGGCGGAACTCGCCGAGAGCATCCGTAAGCACGGCATCCTGACGCCACTACTAGTGCGCCCGGTGGCTGGAAGTCGGTTCGAGATTGCCGCCGGTCACCGGCGGTACCGCGCGGCGAAACTTGCAGGTCTTGTTCAACTGCGCGTGATCGCCCAGGAGATGAGCGATCGGGAATTCTGCGAAATCTTGACCATCGAGAACCTGCAACGCGCCGACGTGCACCCGCTCGAAGAGGCTGAAGGGTATCAACGGCTGATCGAGATGTACGGCTACACTCCGGTCGCGTTGGCTGAACGAGTCGGCCGAAGTGAGAGCTATGTACAAAAGCGCCTGGTGCTTCCAAGGCTGATAGAGCCGCTGAAGGACGCGTTCCTGAAAGGCGAACTGGAGCTTGGGCACGCGTTGCTGCTTTGTCGGCTTCCGGAGCCAGACCAGCAGCGTGCACTCAAGGAAGCCCTATTTGAGGACGTCACGAAATGGGACCAGAGGACCGGCGCGCGGGTTCGGATGGGTAGGACTACCGCGTCAGTCAGCGAGCTGCGCGTTTGGATCGAGTCCGATGTGATGCTCGATCTCTCGACTGCGCCCTGGAATCCCGAGGACTTGAAGCTTGTGAAGAAGGCCGGGCCGTGCACTCAGTGTGCAAAGCGGACCGGCAGCAATCTCACACTGTTCGATGATGCCAAGAAGGGTGATCACTGTCTCGATCGCGCCTGCTGGCACCAGAAGATGAACGCCAGCATTCAGCGGACGGAAGCGCAATTCAAGTCGGGCGGTAAGCCTCTCTTGAAGATTTCCAGCCAGTACTCGAGCGAGAAAGGCGTCCTTTCGAATCACGAATACCACCGAGCTCTCGACGGCAAGAAGATAAAGAACTGCCCAAACCTCGAAAAGGCTTTGGTCGTCGACGGCCGGGATAAGGGGTTCGTGGTTGACATCTGCCGTACGACGTCTTGCGCGGTTCACTTCGACCAGCGATCGCACGGATACGTGGTTGCGAAGCGCGACAAACCATTCGCAGACATCTGGAAGGACAAGAAGACCCGTCTCGACGAGAGGATCGCCATTGAGCTCAAGCGCGAGCTGTGGCGCCAGGTAGTGCATGATGTCCCCGAGGAATTCAACCGGCCCGAGATGGAACTTGTCGGCCGCAAGCTCATCCAACGCGCCGGCCATGATGGACGCCAGGCGCTGTGCGGTGTCCTTTCGCTAGCGGGCGAGAAGCACAAAGAATACGCGGGCTACGATTTCGAGAAGCCGCTTGTCGCGCACATGGAGGCGTTGGCCGAGAAGGATCTTCCAGGGTTCCTCGTCGGACTATCGCTCTATGGAGCGCTTTGCTACGACGATGCGGATCTGATCACCGTCGCTGAGCTCTACGAGATCGACGTCAAGGCCGTTGAGGCGACGATCGCTGGCCCGCTGCGCGCCGACTTCGAAAAGAAGAAAGCGAAGGCAGCGGCCAGCCACGCTGCCAAGGAGAAAGTTGAAAAGGCGGCGGCGAAGAAAACAGCGCCCGCGGAGAAGACCACGAAGCGCAGAAAGAGCGCCCCGGCAGCCAAGAAGACGAAGGTCAGTTGAGTGCCGCGCCGATTGTGGTCGCAAGACGAAGTGCGTCAGTTTGTAGCGCTGTACCCGCAGCGCGCGACGAAGGACATCGCCAAACTGCTGGGGCGGACCGTCTCTAGCGTATACGGAATGGCCGAGAAGCTCGGGTGCGTGAAGTCGCCGGAGTTTCTTGCGAGCGAGGAATCCGGGCGATTCCGCAAGGGACAGTCACGGCCAGGCACGGAAGGGACGCAGTTTCAGAGAGGTCACGTGCCGGCGAACAAGGGTCTGCGACGACCTGGCTATGCTCCGGGCCGAATGAGGGAGACGCAATTCCAGCGTGGCAACCGCACTGGCGTGGCTGCCACGAACTGGGTGCCCATTGGGACGATCCGAACTGACGCGGATGGGTATCTCAGGATCAAAGTCAGAGACGCGGTGTATGGCAAGGAGCCAACCGGCTACGGCAACGTGAGGGGCTGGCCGCTATACAGCCGTTGGCTGTGGGAGCAGCACCATGGTCCCATCCCGCCGAAACACATCGTCACGTTCAAGGACGGCGATCGGGCGCACTGCGTAATTGAAAACTTGGAGCTGTTATCTATGGCGGACAATGCCCGCCGGAACTCGATGTGGAGCACGCTTCCGCGCGAGCTGGCCGAACTGATCCAGTTGAACGGAGCTTTGAAAAGAAAGTTGAGAACAGCGAGTGGCAAAGAACAAAATCACAGACTTGCGTGACCACCTCTTCGAAACTCTCGAGGCGCTGAAAGATCCTGACAATCCAATGGAACTGGATCGGGCCAAGGCGATCAGCGAGGTAGCGCAGACGATCATCAACGCGGCCAGAGTTGAGGTTGACCTGGTGAAGGCTATGAACGCGAGCGCTCCCGGCAGCGCTTCGTTCTTCAACCTGCCCGAGGAACATGGTGACCTGGCCAAGCTGCCCCCGGGCAATGAGCGATGGCGAAACCCTAGAATGCTGCGTACGAGGGAAGGCTGATTCGAACGTGAGCGCACTACCGATCTCTGCGACCGCGTGCGGCGAACTGCTGCCTGGATGGGCTGAGGTAAAGCCCGGCCTCTACTGGCGCCGTGGTGAGCCCGGGGCGACCTACGCGGCTGTGACACTCGATTTGGCCAAGCCTGCGAATGCAGGCATCTATCTGGTCGCGTTCTACGCTCCGGACGGTACGGCCATTCAGCGTCGCCCGGTGGCAGGACTCGACAGGGCGCTGCAGATCGCCGACGCGCTCTATCGCGGCCATGGCACGCCCGCCGTTGTCGGTTGTGCGGCGCCCCGGCGAGAGGCCACGAGGGGCCGCAGCACGCTGCGATTTGATTGGGCGGTGGTGTGATGCGGCGACACGCTCGCAAGCCCATCTCGATGCACGGCGTTCCAGTGACGCCTGGCTCGGAGTGGATCATTAAGCGCCTGTGGGTGGATACGCGCATCAAGATCATCGCGCGGTGCCGGGACGGGCCGGGATGGTGGGCTTACGTGCTCGAGACGCGGGAGACCATCCGCGTGCGCCACGCCTGGCAGCTACTGCGGCCAGCGCGAGCGGAGGGCGAGATATTCAGCGATCGCCGCGACTGAGGCGAAACGATCGCCGGAGAGAGTGAAATGAAACGGGGCACACCAAAACACCCGAAGACGCTGGCGTTAGCGCGAAGACTTCGCATCCCGATTCCGTACGCGGTCGGGCTCCTGGACATGCTTTGGGAGTTCGCCGGCACCTATGCACGCCGCGGCGATGTGGGGAAGTTCTCCGACGAGGACCTCGCCAACGCGATGGGTTGGCCGTTCGAGCGCGATTGCTGTGAACTGATCGAGGCGTTGGTGGAGAAGCGGTGTCTTGATCGCTCTGAAGAGTTCCGCTTGATTGTGCACGACTGGTCGGAGCATGCCGACCGCCACGTCCATCAATGGCTGCAGAATCGCGGTGAGACTTTCGCGGATGGTTGGGCGCCATTCGAGCGGATTGCGCGGCGTGCGGCGAGGAAAGACAACGGAGACTCCGGGCCGGGCGATCTGTTCCCGGAGCCGCCGGTTGATGGGGAGAATATAGCGTGTGATGAAAAGGTGTCACAAACGCCCGGAAATTCATCACAAAACGGCCATTCGTTAACTCCTCCCACGCGCGCGTGGCCAGAGCCAGAGCCAGAGCCAGAGCCAGAGCCAGAGCCAGAGCCAGCGGCGGCGGCTTCGACGAAACGCGGAAACAGTTCGGGAGCGGTTCGGCCCTCGACGGCGCGGACGGAAAACACGCCGCCGCCAAGAAGACAGCGAGAACAAACGCGTCGAAACGGCATGGAGCACGCCGGCGACGTGATCGCTCGAGCCCGGCTGCCGAGCCCGTATGCGACGGAAGAACTCGACGAGGCGTGCAAGTGGCTGGAGGGTTATGCCGAGGGCATTGGCGCTGATTGGGGACCACCGGATGATGGGCTCGCGACGATGCTCCTGAACCTTTTCGACAGCAATTTTGCGGCGATCGAGGAGTATCTGCGGGCCCGGGCAATCGCGCACCGTCGCCGTCACAAAACACCACAGAGAAACTGGGGTGGATTCCGGGCGATGCTTGGCGACGATGAACGCCGCATTCGTGACTGGATGCGGGAAAGAACAGCGGCAGGAAGTGAGGCGAGCGCGCGATGAAATGCGAACTGTGTGGTGGATCCGGCCTGCAGATGGAATATTCTCTGCGCCCAGTCCGCCCATCACCTGGCGGACAAACCATCATCGGGCCGGCTCGGCCGCTCACGCGGGAGCAGTTCGAAGATCTCCGCCAGCGCGGCCTGCCGAGCTCGGTGTTGGAATGGCGTCCGGGTGCTGAGGGTTGGATCTCCGAAAGCGCACGGATCTGCCAGTGTCGGATTGATGCGGCGCGCAGGGACAAGGAAAAGCCGGCGCGCAGACGTCACGCGACGAAGGGAGGGCAGGAGGCGTGACCGGGCAATGGATTCCCGCGAAAGAAGCGGCGGAAAAACTCGGCGTCAGCGAGCGCACGGTGCGCCGGTCAATCCAAGATGGAACGATCCCTGGAAGGCGAATTGGCAAGCGGCTGTTGTTCGTCGAGCGGGCGTACGTGGAGGCGAAGGAACAGAGTAATCATCGGTACTTATTGGCACACAACGGTACATATCGGACAGAAAATGCTTAAAACAGATCATGCTGTGGTAGGTTTTTGAGCAGGGCTTCGGCTCTTCGACGCCAGTATCAGACGAGGCATCTGGCGCGCACCTCCTCGCATCAGTCCGCGCAAGCGGACGATGCAAATCCGTCTTTCGATGAACATCCCAATCTATTCCGCGAATGGGCACTTGCTGCACTGGGCACCCGAGGAAGGCGTGCTCGAGAATGCGCGGCACTTCACCCTGGTGCGCAACCGGCGCGGGCATCTCAAGCGGGCGGTCCTGAAGCCGGCCGACTTGTCGCTCGATCTGCGGCCGACAAGTAGCGTGGGCCTTGCCTTCCGGCAGCCACTCAGCGCGGGCAGTTGCTATGCCCTGCACGGTGTGGCCGGGTCGGGCGAGTCGGACGTGATTGTGAGGGTGGCCAATGAGCACGGCCGGAGCGAGATGGTTGGCTGCTGATCAACGAGTGATGGAGCCGACGACGCGAGCGGAAGACGTTGAACTGTTCTGGCCGATGGGCGGCCCGCTGGTCGAGCGTCTGAGTGCCGAGAGCTTGGCAGCGTTGGCGAGCGTGACGGGTGAGACGGTCGCGGAGTTGGTCGCTCGCGTGTGTGCCTGATATGCCGAACCTTCCAGCGCGTGCATGCAGTACTCCCGGTTGCGGCGGATCCAGCCAGACCGGCGATAGCCTCTGCACTGCCTGCCGGCAGAAGCGGGAGCAACGCCGCGGAAACTCGGCAGAGCGAGGCTACGACAAGCAACATCGGCAGCTCCGAGTGCAGTGCTTCCTGCGCGATGAATGGCGTTGCCGCGAGTGCGGGTGGGAACCGGAGATCGTGAGCCAGTTTCGATTGGCGGGGCTCGGCCTGCCGGATCCGGATGTAGTGCTCGATGAGTTGCGCCGGGCTTTCCTGTGCGGCAACCGGCATCTGCATGCGGATCACGTGGTGCCTATCGAGTCCGATGCCAGCCAGCGTCTAGACCTGGGCAACCTCCAAACACTCTGTGATCTCTGCCACCGGCGCAAGACCCAGGCAGAGGGGGCCCTGGCGGCGAGATGACCGGGCGACCGGGTAGGGTGGGTCGAATACCTACGGCTCCAAGTGCCGTGACCAAGCTGGCTTCATCCGCAAACATCCGCAGGTTTTCAGAATTTTTTCGAAGTTCGACGATTTTGAACTGAAGGGATTATGGGACTGAGAGGGCCCGCACCGAAGCCGACGGCACTACGCGTGATGGAGGGCAATCCATCCAAGCGCGCACTGCCGGAGAACGAGCCCGCATACGCGGCCGGAATTCCGGACCTGCCGAAGCGCGCGAGCGCGGCGGCCCGCAGGATCCACGCCGAGCTGGCGCCGGAAATGATGGACGCGCGCGTGCTGCGCCGCGTCGACAAGCGCGCTCTCTGGCAGCTCTGCGAAGACGAGGCCCTGCTCGAGGAACTCTATGCGGGCATCACGGTACGTGTGCGCGAGCTGAAGGATGAGCGGAAGCGCCCCGCGGCATCGCAACCGGCGGGGCAGCCCGATGCACAGACCACCGAAGAGAGCGCGACGCATCCTCGCAATCCAGCGACGGCGCTCCTCGATCTGCTTTCGACGCATGAGGGCCGGCGGCTCATGAATTCGCTGAACAACCTGGGCGGCCGCATCATCCTGGAGCGGCGCGAATTTGGATTGACGCCGAGCGCGCGAACGCGTATCAACACGGATTACGATCGCGGCCCGGCCGCCGACAACCTGGAACTCGATTTGTGTGGCTGAGTACAAGCCGGATACCTGTGCATACTGTCAGACGGACACCTGGTGCGAGACGCGCAGCAACGGCAAACCGATGTGCCGGGCGTGCAAGGTCGAGCGCTTCTATTCCCGCATTCTGTACCCGCCGCTTGGCCTCACGCTCATGGGGTGGCAGTCGAAGGCGCTGCGCGAGCTGGTCGGCACTGTACGTCCGGAGAATGGGCTCCGCCTTTATCACCGTGGTTACATCAGCACGGGCAAGCAAAACGGCAAGTCCTTCCTATCGGGTGGACTGCCCATCTATCACATCCTCATGGATGACGAGGAATACCCGGAAGCCTACGGCGCCGCGGCTGCAAAAGAGCAGGCGGGCATCGTTTTCAAGGCCGCGGCGATTCTGGTAAATGCGAACGTCGATCTGCGCGACCGGCTGAAGATCATTCCATCGATGAAGCGGATTGTCCGGCGCGATGGCGGCGGGCTGTACCAGGTACTCTCGGCGGATGGCGACGTGCAGGATGGTATCCGACCCTCGCTGCTGATCCGTGATGAGATGCACCGCTGGAAAACGAGCAAGGCGCAGACCCTGTACGACGTCACGACGAAGGGCCAGATTTCGCGGACAGAGCCACTTGACCTCGCAATCACTACCGCCGGCGCAGAGTACGAATCGCCGCTCTGGTATGGGGAATATGAATTCGCAAAACGCGTCCTGGATGGTTCGATCAAATCGGAGACGTTCTACGCGTTGATTTTCGAAGCGAATCGAAAGCGGCTCGAAGCGGAGCCCGAGTATTGGAAGTCCCGGGAGGCGCGAGTGGCGGCGAATCCCAGCCATGAGGACCATGGCGGATTCTTGAAGGATGCGTCGCTTGTGCGGGAACTCGAAAAGGCGATTGCGCAGCCGGCAGACAAGAGCAAGTATCTGCGCTACCACCTAAACGTGCCGATTCAAACGCAGGAAGATCCGGTCGTCGATATGGCCAAGTGGCAACTCTGCGGCGGCGACGTCGATCTCCGGAAATGGACCGAGTGGGCAGGCTATGACGTCGACCGCCTCGTTGAAAAGTGGAATCTCAAGGGGAAGCCATGCTGGGCCGGAGTCGACGCGAGTTGGACCACGGATATGACGGCCGTCGTGTTCGTGTTCCCGCCCGAGGAGGAGGCCGGGCCCTGGACGCTGCTTCCGTTTTTCTGGATGCCCAAGAGTCGCGTTCCAGAAATCGAGCGAGTCTGCCGCATGCCGTTTTCCGATTGGATCGAGCGCGGATTCGTCGCGGCGACGCCGGGAAATGCGATCGACATGCGTGCCATCGAGGACCGTTTGAAGTGGGGCGACGGCGTGTTTGACTTGCAGGAAATCGACTATGACCGCTGCAATTTCCGGTCAGAGGCGATGGATTTGGCGGACCAGGGGCTGCCGACGATGGAAGTCACGCAGTCCTTCATGCATTTGAGCGCGCCGACAAAATTTTTCTTGCGCTGTATCCCCGATCTGCAGTTTCGGCACGGCAATCATCCAGTGCTGAACTGGATGGCCGGGTGTCTGCAACTGCAATACGACCACAAGGACAATTGCCAGCCGGTCAAACCGGAGCGGCTGAAGAGCACCAAGCGGATCGACGGCATTGCCGCCATCGTGAACGCGCTCAGCCGCGCAGTGACGAATGAATCAAGCCGGTCGCTGTTTAGCGCCTACACCGGATTGAGGAGCGTGGGCTAGTGTTTCCAGGCATTCGCTCGGTGATGAAGGAATGGGCCGGCCGGGACCGCGGCCTCACTGCGCTGGATATCGAGCAAAAGGCGGCTGGCGGCATCACTTTCGATGCGGTAAGCGTCGGTTGGTATGCACGGAACGGCTACCCGGGCATCTACTCGATTATGTCGGGCGGAATGCCCGCCTGGTCGGGCGAGCCCGTATCGACTGAGACAGCCCTGAATCACTCCGTTGTCTGGGCCTGCAACCGGCTCATTTCGGAATCCGTCGGACTCATTCCGTGCCTGATGTATCGCCAAGCCGGAAACGCAAAAGATCAGGCTGCCCGGCATCCGATGTTTCGCGCGCTCGCCAAAGGGAACGATGACGAGGCCGCGCAGGCGATGACCGAGCGCCAGACGACGCATTGCGTGCTCGGTGGAAATGCCTATAGCCAGATACTTCGTCGCAGCGGTGTGGGGACGGCGGTCGAATTGATTCCGCTGGAACCGACCGAAGTAACTCCGGACCGGGAGGTCGGCGGCGCAAGGCGGCTCGTCTATGTGGTCAAGGCCGGCAATGCGGCGGCGAAGACGTACACGATCGAGCGGAACAAGCCGCATCCGATTTTGCACGTACGGGGCTTCAGTTGGGACGGATTGCGCGGCTTCAGCGTGGTCACGATGGCGCGGCAATCCATCGGTACCGCGACGAGCATGGAGCGCAACGTGGCGAGGTTTTACGCCAACGGGGGCCGCGTTCCCTACTTGTTGGAACTTGCGAGCAAGTTCAAAACGGATGCCGAATACGAGAGGTTCCGCACCGACTGGGAAAAGCTTTACCAGGAACCGCACCGGGCTCCAATCCTAGAGCCCGGGATGACATATAAGCAGACTGGGATGTCCATGGTGGACGCCCAGCTGCTGGAAAGCCGGGTCTTCACGATCCAGGAGATCTGCCGGTGGTTTTCGGTCAACCCAACCATGGTTGGCGAACTGTCGCGCGCTACGTTTAGCAACATCGAGCACCTATTTCTGCAGTTTTTGAAACTCACCCTCAACTCATGGCTGACCAGGTGGGAACAGGATCTCTGGCGCTGCGTTCTGACGCCAGACGAAAAGGACGAGGGGTATTTCTTCCACCATGATGTGCGGGCTCTGTTGCGCGGCGACTTCGCCAGTCGCATGGCCGGCTACGCCTCGGCGCTCCAAAATGGACATCTCTCGATCGACGAAGTCCGAGATGAAGAAGATCGCAATCCGCTGCCCGACGGGGCTGGCTCGCATTATCACATTCAACTGAACATGCAGACCGTCCGCGGCGGTGACGAGACGCTGGCGAGCGATGCACAGGCTGCCGAGGGGACCGGCAAATCCGGCAGCTCGCAACTGGTGCGAATCAAATAGTGCTCGACTTTTCGAGGTGAACCGACAATGACACTTTTCACGCATAAGAATCATGGGGCCCGAGGAAAGAACGCCGGCCTGCAAACCAAAGATATGATGCGGCTGGAGATCAAAGAGATCTCCGAGCAAGGCGTTTTCGAAGGGATTCTCTCGCCCTATGGCAACGTCGACGAGGGCGGCGATGTTGTTGAGTCGGGCGCGTTCACGAAGACGCTCAAAGAGCAGGGCAATGAGCGCCCACTGTTGTGGCAGCATCGGCCTGGCGAACCAATCGGTAAGCTGACTCTCACCGATACGGAAGAGGGATTGCTCTGCAAAGGGCAGCTCCTGCTCGATGACGCGCTGCCGGAAGCGCGCAAGGCCTATTTGCTGATCAAGAACAAGATCGTCAAAGGCCTGTCGATCGGCTTTGAGTCGATTCGAGATTCCGTCGAGGGAACGGTCCGGCACCTCAAAGAGGTCAAGCTCTACGAAGGCAGTGTCGTCACGTTCCCTATGAATGAGCTGGCGCTGATTACATCCGTGAAGAAGCGCGAGACAAAGAGCCACGAGGCGAAGGGCGACTTTAGCGAAGAGCTCGAGGAGCGCCAGTTGCTCGACGCCTGGTATCAGATGAAATCGGCGCTGAGCGATGCGCTGTGCTCGATGCTCTACAGCGGCGCCAGCCGGGAGGACAAGCTGGTGATGGCGGAGACCATCATCCAGCAATTCCATGACGCTTTCATGGATTTCCTGCCTGACTACCTCGATGCCGCCGCCGAGGTGTACGGCATCAAGGGCCGGAAGCCCTTCGAAACGAAGGAGGGGCGTACCATCAGCGCCTCCACTCGCGAGACTTTGGCGACCGCGCACAAGTGCGTAAAGGACGCCGTTGACATTCTGTCGGCACTTTTGGAATCGGACGCCGGCGAGACCGACGAGGGCAAACCCAAGTCGGCGGCCACCTCCGAGAAAAAAGCCGCCACCGAATCTGCCGCGCCGGGTGACCACTCGGCAGTGTTGCGTGGAATTGATGAACTGAAGGAGACGATGATATGGACCCGGTAGAAACCAAGATCCACGAACTGGCCGAGTTGCAGAGCAAGTTTCTCGCGCAGGCCAAAACCGATATCGACAGCTTCGGGCGCGTGGCGCAAGATACCAAGACTGCGCTCGAGGAGACGCGCGGCGAGTTGAAGAAGCTGCAGACGCAGACCGACGCGATCGACCTGCAGCTCAAAGAGCGCCACGCCGCCGGCGCCGCGAGCGAGACGAAGTCGTTGGAGGACGTGCTGAAGGACGATCCGCAGATCAATGAAGTCGTCACGAAGAACCGCCGCAGTGGCAGCATCACACTCACCGGGAAGCAGATGGCCCGCGTGATGCAATACAAGGACATCATCACGTCCACGGCGGTGGGTGTAGCGACGTCCGGCGTCCTGCAGATCGATCGCATCCCCGGCATCACGCCCGAGGCGCGGCAGGATCTGACGGTCCGCGATGCTCTGACTGCGCGGCCGACGAACATGCAGGTGATCGATTTCGTCCGCGTTAAAACAGCGCCGGTCAAGGGCTCTCCGCAGGTCGAGGCGAGCGACAAGCTCCAGAACAAGGTCGAATTCGAATCGAAATCCGAAAAAGTCAGAACTCTGGCGACCTGGATTCCAGCATCGCGTCAGATTCTCGATGACTTCACCGAGTTGGCGGGCTATCTGAATACGGCGCTGCCGTACTACGTCAACCTCGACGAAGAGGTGGAACTCCTCTCGGGAGACGGCACCGGCGAGCATCTCGACGGCCTCATTACGCAGGCCAGTCAGTTCAGCACCGCTTACCTGTCCGTGAGCAAGGGCTGGAACAAGATCGACATCATTGGCCGGGTAATCGAACAGATCACCGTTGCCAAGGAAACCCAGCCCACCTTCATCATGCTCAATCCAATCGATTGGTGGGACGTCCGCTTGACCAAGGACGGATTCGGCCGCTACATCCTCGGCGATCCGCAGATCACCGCGCCTCCGTCACTGTTCGGCAAACAGGTCATCGTGACGACGTCCGTAGCGTCCGGAACCTTCCTGGTCGGCAGCGGCCTGCCGATCGCCTCGGAAATCCGCGACCGCATGGAGATGCAGATCGAGATCAGCCGCGAGCACAGTGACTACTTCGTGAAGAACCTGGTCGCAATCCGTGCTGAAAAGCGCCTCGCGCTTGTCGTCAAGCGCCCGGCCTCCTACATTACGGGCAGCTTCACCACTTCCCCCGCCTGAACCGCAGCTTCCATTTAAGGCACCTGGGCCGCCCTAGTGACGGCCCAGGATTTTTTCAAATCCGCGAGTTGAATTGTTTCTCAACGACCATGCGACTGATAGCTACTAGAGCACTGGCCGGAGATTACGGTCATGTCGTACCCGGCCAGCAATTCGAAGCAAGCGATGAAACGGCGCGCAATTTGATCGCCCGCGCATTGGCGCGCAAGCCCGATCCGCCGCGAATCGAGTATGAAACGAAGGTGATCGTTCCGGAAGCCCCCGAGGTGGGCGCGCGGCAGCGGTTTCATCAGCTGCCTGTGCTTGACACGGAACCGTCGCCAGTGGCTGCCGCAAGCGATCCAGTGCTTCCAAGCGCAGACTTATCCGCTACGCGAACTACTGATCCTGGCCGACGGCGCAGACGTTCGCGACCTGGTTCCATCTGACGGCCGGATTCGCCTTGTGGTTCTGTCTGGCGCCGCGGAGATCGGGATGAAGCGAAACGTGGGTTGCGAGCTGGCGGCCGGCGACGTGATCGCGCACTGGGATGACGACGATTGCAGTGCTCCCGGGAGGCTGTCCGATCAGATCGGGCGGATGGAGGAGACGGGCGTGGCGGTCACCGGCTACCACTCGATGCGATTCACGGACGGAGTGCGGTGGTGGCTCTATGAGGGAAGTCCAAACTACGCTCTTGGGACGTCGCTATGCTATCGCCGCGAGTGGTGGGCAGCGCACAAGTTTAAGTCTGTTCAGGTTGGAGAAGACAATCAGTTCGTTGCGGAAGCCAACCACGCCCGGCAACTTTCTTCGGTAGACGCGCGCGACTTGATGTACGCGACCATCCACAACGCGAATACGAGTCCGCGAAACATGGCTGGATTTAGACAACTATGACCACAGGACAAAAGCTCGCCCGCAAACTGCGAAAACTGGCCGACCTCATCGACCCGCGAGTCTTGCCATCGCAAGAACAGACGATCCGCCTCAATGTGGACGCGGCCGACGCTGAGAAGGTTCTCGAAGCGTTCGCGGAGCGCGTCAGGGCGTTGAAAAAGGATCTTCCCCGATGAAGCTCAACCTCGGCGCGTCGGACCAGGCAATCCCGGGTTTTCTCTCGGTGGATATCTGCCCTCCCGCCGATATCGTTGCTGACCTTTCGAAACCCTGGCCCTGGCCGGACTCAAGCGTGGATGAAGTGCTCTCGTCGCACCTGTTTGAGCACCTACCATCCAGAGTTCACACGATGAACGAGCTTCACCGCGTGTTGAAGCCGGGTGCCCGCGCGCGGATTATCGTGCCCAGCGCAACCAAAGGCGCGGGCTATGCGCAGGACCCGACGCATGTCTCGCCGTGGTGCATGAACTCCTTCCAGTATTTCGAGGCGGGCACGCTCGCTCATACGCGGCTGGCGCGGGCCTACGGCATCACCGCGGCCTTTCGCGTGATCGAACTGCGAGAGGACTCGTATCAGGACGTGAGGGAACCGGTCTACGTGGTTTCGGCGCTCTTGGAGGCTGTGAAATGAATTGGTTTCTAGGAACTGAAACAAGGAAGAAAAGTATTAGATTGTCTCTGGAAGACGCGATGAAAATCGCTAACCTTTCCTGCCCGACGACGACCTACTCTGACGACGGCAGGGCAGTCTGCAGTGAATGTGGCGGTGTTTCCCTGTGCGCCTCCCCAATCATTGAGCAGCATGCAAAAGACTGCCCGGGCCTGCTGAGATCTGAAACAACCAGACGGTTGCTTATCGAGGCGCTGAAGTAATGGGCCTGTCCGTCATCATCCCGAGCAAGTCGGCGTCGAACCTGATTCCCTGTCTGGGCGCGATTCACGCGAATGATCCCCGTGCGTGGTCGCGGGTAATCGTAATGGATGATGGGACCGGGCTATCTCAAGATGAACTCTTCCCGGCAATCAGCCAGGCCTGCCCCAAGCCATTCATCTTCGCCCGTAACTGCAACCTTGGCATCGTTGCGGCTGGCGATGACGACGTGATCCTTTTGAACGACGACGCTCTGCTGCACACGCCGGGTGGGTTCACGTCGATGCAACGGGCCGCGCAAGAGCACCCGGAGTTTGGCGTGATCTCCGCCACGACTAATGTCGCGGGCAATCCGGAGCAATTTCCCCGTCGCGTTGGGCTTCGTGAGGTGTCGGGCCCGGTCGCCTTCATCTGCGTTCTGATCCCACGCCGAACCATCGAATTGGTTGGGCTGCTCGACGAGCGCTTTACCGCCTACGGCTGGGAAGACAACGATTACTGCCGGCGGGTGAGAATGGCGGGATTGAAAGTGGGCGTTTTTGACGGTTGCTACGTTGATCATGGCTCGCTCGCAAGTACGTTCCGCGGCGCCCCGCATGCCGCGGGCGACATTTCGCAGGGTGCGACGATCTATCAACAAAAATGGGGCGATCTGCTATGAGCCTCACGTTGGTTGTGGTCGCGAAAGACCTCGCCGATCTCCGGGCGTTCGACCTTGCGAATTGCGACGCCGAAGAGACCGTGCTCGTAGCGAACACCGGACGGACGCCATTGTCGGTGATTGGCAACCATTACCTGGATCATGCCCGCACACCGATCGTGGGGCTGGTGCATGCGGATACCTGGTTCGGGCCGGGTGCGCTCTGCGCGTTCACGATGGAGGCCTTCGCCGGATCGGTCTGTGGGCTGGTCGGCATCGACTCGGATGCGACCTATCGCTGGTCGGACAAGAACCCCGGCGCCGTGTCGACGCTCGATTCCTGCAGTGTCTTTTTGCGCCGCGATTTGGGCTTGCATTTCGATGAACAGACGCTCAATTCATTGCATCTTCACGTCGAGGATCTGTGCCTGTCGGCGCACCTGTCCGGGGTTCCCGTCGTAGTGCCGAAGGCGCAAGCCCAGCACCGCAGTGCAGCGCCGCGGCCCGAATGGTTGGAGGAGTATTGGCGTTACCGGAATCTTCTCGGGGCCAAGTGGTCGGGGATGGAGTTCAGAACGACATGACCTGGGGATTGCTTCGCGTGAAAAATGAGGCGCGGTGGATTGAGCGGGCGATTGTCTCAATCTGCCCGATCTGCGATCGCATCCTGGTTCTCGACGATCACTCGACCGACGGGACGCCGGAAATCTGCGCCGCCGCCGGGTGCACAGTCTTCCGCTCGGAGTTCGAGGGCGTTCGGGAAGCGCGCGATAAGGACTGGCTCCTTGCCCGCTGCTGGGAGGCGGGCGCGGCCGTCGGCGACTGCTGTTTGATGATTGACGGCGACGAGGCCCTGCACCTCGATGACGTTGGCGAGCTGCGAAAGGCGATTGCGCGCGGGGTGATCTGTGGCTCCATGCGCATCGTCTACCTCTGGGATCGCGAGGACCAGGCGCGCGTCGATGGAGTCTATCGTCGTTTCCGCCGGCCGTCGCTATTCCGGCTGACCCATCGCGGGCTCTCGTTCCTGCGCACTGGGAACGGCGGCGAGTTCCATTGCTCTTCCGTGCCGGCCGACCTGTTGCAGTTCTCCGAGGCACTCCCGGTGCGGTTGCTGCACTACGGCTACATGTTGGGCGAGGATCGAATTCGAAAATACAACTGGTACAACCAGATCGATCCGCGCAACCGCTTTGAGGATGGCTATCGCCACATCGTGATCGGAGACATTTTCCCCGCGGAGTCGGTGTTTCGTCACGCCGGGCCGCTCGAATTGGAGAAGATCTGATGTTTCCTGCATTCGGCGGAATCGGTCCCTACGGCAGCTACGGGAATCTGGGGATCTACGGCGCTCTGGTCGCCTACGGCAGTGAATCACTCACCGAGACTTCGCCTCGTCAGATCTTTAATGAGCCGTTGACGGTGGCGCAGGTCAAAGCCTACCTGCATCTGCCGGAACGCTCGCCCGTCGATCCGGAGGAAGAGGACCTTCTCGCCGGGATGATTATGGCCGCGCGCGAGCAGGCCGAGATCCTGCAGGGCCGCGACCTGGTGGTAAAGCAATTCGATCGAGCGCATGACTATTGGCCGTCGTATCGAATCGAGCTGCGTGCTCCGCTCGTCTCGGTCGACCGTGTCGAATATAAGAATTCTGACGGCATTGTCACGGTCATGACAGAGAACGATGACTATGTTGTGGACTGTTCGAAGCAGCCAGGCATCATCGTGCCCCCGTACAATGCGACGTGGCCCGTCTTCGCGTGCTGGCCATCCTCTGCGATTCTGATCAGGTTCAAGAGTGGATACTCGCCGGATTCGGCATTCTGGTCGGACGCCGGCGCGCGCATCAGGATCGGGATGCGGCTGCTCATCTCCGCGTGGTTCAACGGCCGGCTCCCGTTTGAAAAAGGCGTAGACGCAACGAGCGAATACCCCTACGCGGTGACGTCCTGCCTCAGTTACGGATCGATGGTGAGGGCCCGTTAGGATGAGTTGGCCAGCGATAGATCCCGGCCGGATGGTGCATCAGATCCGGATCCAGCGCCAGCAGGCGTCGTCCGACATTTCCGGGGCGACCACAGTGTGGGTTGATTTTCTGGCCTGCCGTGGCGCGATCGATCCGGTGCGCGGAGCGGACGTCATCAAAAGCGGGCAGGACACTACGCAGCTCTTCTCGATCGTCACGATTTGGTGGCAAGCGGGCATTCTGCCCAATATGCGCCTCGTTGCGAACGGCCGCACACATATCATTCAGTCGGCCGACGACCCGGGCGAGCGCCACGTGATCCTCAAGCTGAACTGCCTGGCGTTGGGCAACCAATAGATGGACCTAAGCATCAAGGTCGACGGGTTGAAAGAGCTGGAGGATTCGCTGGCGTCGTTTGCGCCCAACCTGGTGCGCGCGTGCTTTCGCGAGGCGATGAAGGAAGCCGCGGCGCCTCAGGTAACTGCCGCCAAGCTGCGGGCCCCCGTGATGCGTAAGAGCACCAAACGGCGTCGGGCCGGGGCGTTGCGAGACTCCATCATCGCCAACGTGAAGCTCTATCGGGGTTCGGTCTACGCTACTGTCGGTCCCGAGAGGAAGCCCGGCGAGGGCCGTCAAGGACCCGGAACATGGGGCTTGATGGAAGAGTTTGGCAGCGTGCACAATCCACCGCAGCCGTATCTGCGGCCCGGGTTCGACAGTGCGAAGCATGAATCGGTAAGCCGATTCGCCGCGGTTCTGAAAGAACGCATCGCCAGGATGAAGAGTCGCAAATGATAGAGCAGGGTTTGTCGCTCCTGATCCAAGCGGATCCCACTGTGCGCGCTCTCTGCCCCGAGGGTGGATTCATGTCGATCCTGCCCGAAGGCCAGAGGCTCCCGGCATGGACCTACTTTGTTGTTTCCGATCCTGGACACTACGTTCTGGACCAGGTGAACAAATTCGGCGACGCCAGGATCCAGATCGATTGCTATGGGAACACGGCGGCCGAGGCGATGGCGCTCGCAACTGCAATCGACGACGTGCTGAGCGGGTATAAGGGCGTGCTCGCTGATGCCGACGCGACTCGCGTCGCCGGGGCCTTTCGCAACAACAAAATCGACTTTTTTGACGACGCCTCGCGCACTTACAGGCGCCTGCTGGAATACACCGTCTGGTCGTACGACTGACTGAAGGAGAAAATATGTCCGCCACACAAGGAACCACTGGCTACGGAGCAACGCTTTGGATTGGAGCGACTATCTCCAGTCCGCAGACGTTCGTTCAAGTGCTCGAGATCAAGTCGATCAAGATGCCGGACCGCGCCCTCGGTACGGTCGACGCGACGACGCTGCAATCGCCGGGGGCAATTCAAGAAAAATTGCCGACGACCATCGCGCCGGGCACGCTGGAAATCACCGGCAACTACATCGCCGATGCGACGCAGCAGATCTTTGATACGGCACAGTACGGGCGCACGCTGATCGCATGGAAGACCACCGCCCCTGTCGCCGGCGGGACGAAGGTCAGCACCCATAGCGGCGTTGGCTATGTGGCCAAGGTTGGCAAGGGACCATACGAGATCGACAAGCCGATCGACATCACGGTCAGCATCGAAGTCACCGGCGTTGTTACCGAGGTGGTCGCGTAACATGCCCCAGACTGACAAGCTGATCCGGAAGGTCGAACTGAAAATCGATGGACGGCTCTGGCCCATCGTGGTCGATCACGAACTGCTCATCGAACTCGAAGACCTTACCGGGCTCAACGTCTTGACCGGCCAGGTTAATTTGTCAAAGCCGAGCGCGAGGCTATTGCGCGACTTCCTCTATCTCGCGCTGAAGCGCGCCGGCGCCAATTACTCGCAGAAAGACGTGTCGGGTCGAATCAATCCAGGAAACATCATCCGGATCCAGGAGGCGCTGCTGGCCGCCTGGTCGGCGTCGATGCCAGAGCCCGAGCCCGAACCGCCTGAAAACCCTACCCCAGCGGCGGGCGCATAAGCCCACCGCTCACCTGGACCGACGCGTGGGCCATCGCTCGCCATGATTTCGGGCTGACAACCGAGGAATGGCTGGCGATGACCCCACGCATGATTCACGCGCTGCAGAAGCGGCGGCTTGAGCAGATGCAACGCGAAGAAATACTGGTCGGCATTGTGGCCAGCACGACGGCGAATTTTTCCATGGGCGCGCCAAAGCGTCCCTTGCGCGCCGAAGACTTCATGCTCCACCCGATCAAAAACACCATCGAATCGAAGGCTGTTACCGCCGAAGAGATTCGCGCGGTGTTCGCTCACTTCAAGCAACCGGAGGCGTAATGGCTGTTACCGTTGGGTCACTCATCATCGATCTGGCCGCCAATACCGCTTCGTTTTCGAAGTCGATGGACAAGGCTTCGCAGTTGTCCGCGAAGACTGCGAACGACATCAAGCGTTCACTGGAGCGCATTGCGGTCGCCGGCATTGCCATGGGCACGGCCATCGCCACCGGGACGACCGCTCTGGTAACGCATACGACGAACACGATCGCCGCGCTCGCGCATCTCAGTGAGGCGTCCGGCGCGGCGATCGCGACGTTGTCCGTCATGAACCGGGCAGCCGAGGATGTCGGTGTTTCGACGGAAGATCTAGGCAAGGGACTGGTCAAGCTGGCGAAATCGGCGTATGCCGCGCAGTCAGGCAATGCCGACCTGGCGAAAACGTTCAAGGAAACCTTGGGAGTCAGCGTTGCGGACGGCAATGGACGTTTGAAAGACACCGGGACCATCATGTCCGAGATCGCGCCGCGCTTCGCCGATATGGCAGAGGGGACCGGGAAGACCGCGCTTGCCCTCCAGTTGTTTGGGAAGGCGGGCGCGGGGCTGATCCCATTCCTCAACGAATGGGGCCGCAACCAGGACGAAATCACCGAGTCCAGCCAGAGGCTCGGACTGGTGATCGGAAGCGAAACGGCAG